TAACATATTTATCAAAATCTTCCTTTGTACATTTTACCCATCCTTTCGATAAAGTATTTTTTTTTTTTAATTTTTTTTGATCCCATTTTTTTACTAATTTATTTAAATAGCTCATTTGTTTAATAAATAATTAATTATGAATATTATATTTATCTAAATTAATTTTTTTTTATTTTATTTATTATTTATAATAAAATTTATATTTATCTTTAAATAGTTCTGAGTTTTTAAAACAGAAGAATTTTAAGTTTTCTATAAATTCAAAATAATTTGAAATTATATTTTTTAATAAAAAAATTTTTATATATTTTTAATTGATTAATGTTTAAATAAAAATGTATATTAAAGAAAATAAAATCTATTTATTTATTATTTTTATTTTTGCTTCTTTTCAGACATATATTTTTTTTTATTTTTCTTTTTTTTTTAATATATTCAATAATTTCATTTGCCTTATGTTCATTTCCAAATAGTTCAGTGAAAGTTTCATATAAAAATTTGTAAGTAATTGGTGATGTAACATTTACTTCTGAGTATTTAATAGATCCATCTGATATTTGTATGGTGGATTGAGTCATATTATTTTGTATTATAAAATTGGTTAATCTGGATTCTAAGACTTCTTTTTTTTGTTTTTCTTTTTGTATAGCGTTTTGATATTTATCTTTTAATATTTTTAAATTTGTATCGATTTCGACCCATTTTAAAATATGATTTTTAAATTCATCCATTATATAATTTTTTTAGATAATATTATACAACCTTGGACCAATTAAATTTTAATAATAGAAATAGGATTGTAATTGACAAAATAAATATTAAAATAAAGATAATTGAGGTAGCAATTATATAAGGATATAATTGTGTTAATGTATGATGAATTAAAGGATCAATCATTTTGGTTTGAATTTTTTCAATATTTTCTTTTTTATTGATTTCTGCTAATAATTTATCTAATATTTCTGAAGTGACTTGTCCAATCATTATTATAATTATATAAAATATTAATCGAAACAGTACAAATTATAAAAAAAAAATATTTTAATAATTTAAATGTCTGGTTATATATTAAATGATTATTATAATAATGATTTATTAATGAAATCATTAATCAAAAATTATAATGCAAATTATTTCATTTTTATGAATAAATTCTTAATAAAACGAGATAATTATTGGAAGGTTAAAATGTTAATTATTAATAATTTAAATAGAAACCAAGAATATAATAATAAATATAATTATGATTTGTCTATGAATATTAAAGATAGGAATAATAAAAATAATTTAAATAAAAATAATTCAAATAATAATGATTTATTATATAACAATAAAGATTTACAGTCGAAAAAAGTGCGTTTGGCGAATAGTTCAAAATCTTTAATTAATTTAACAGAAAATTCTAATACTAATAAACTAAAACAAAACCAAAAGTTATTTCAGAATTTTTTAGTAAATTCTAATAAATCGAATAAATATCTAGATAATAAAATGAATAGTAATAAAAAAAAAAATCAAATAAAATTATCTAGAAGTAATGATTTTAAATCACCAGAAATTATTAAAAGAAGACATGAAAATAAATTAATTGAACATGTTAAAACATATAATTATAAAAACAGATTAATGTTCGTAAAGAAAATGAATAATTATATTGGATTAAAACAAAAAGAAATTAATAGTGAAAAAATTATAATAGATGATAAGAAAATATTAGAAATTCAGAATAATTTTTTGAAAGAGCTATGGAATATTAAGATGAATGATCGTCTACTAATATTTAATAAACTGAAAGTAGTAAAAACATTTAAATGTGAACATAATTATTCTTTGGATGTTAGTTTATTAGATAAATTTGTAGTGAGAAAATTATTAAAACATTCAAGTTTAGGATTTTTAATGTTTAAATCGGAGGTACAAGCATTATTAAAATTGAATAATTATGATCATTTTCCAAATTTGTTAACATTTGATCCCAAAAGATATATTATATATATGTCATATTGTGGTGAACCTATTAATCATGAAAATTGTCCATTTGATTGGTTATTTCAATTTGAAGAAATAAGTAAAATAATGAAATATGTGAATATAACATCATCTGATATTATTGAAAGGAATATTTGTGTATTAAATCACAAGATTTATATTATTGATTTCGGATTATCAAATCAATTTAGTGAAAGTGTAGATGTTTCATTATCCAAATTATATAAAATATTATTAAAGTTTGGTAGAAATAAAAAATATATAAGAGATGATTAATATTTATTATATATGGAAAATTATAATATAACACTAAAAAATGAAAAAAATATTAAAAATTGGATAACATACGATTTATTATTTAATGATAAACAAATTCAAATCGAGACTCCCTTTATGTATTTACCATTTGGTGTAGAACAAAAATATAATGATTATATAATTAAATTACAATTTAAAGGTTTAAAGAAAATGACGGAAGAAAATAAGAATTTGGAAGATTTTTATTATTTTATTAAAAATATAGAAAGAAAAATTAGTAATATTTTAAAAATTGAAAAAAATAAAAAATTCATTTCAAGATTAGTTGAAAAAAAAAATTATGATGATCTTTTGGAAATCAAAATAAATAAAAAATTTTATAATATAGAAATAAAAAATGTAGATAATACTATGAAAAATATATATGATATTCATAAAGGTTCTTACATTAAATGTTTTTTAGCTTTTGGAAAAATATGGATGAATAAAGATGTTATATCTTATAAACTACTTGTGGATAAAATAATTATTAAAAATATTTAATTTTATTAATCTCTTTCGATCCATTTTATATTATCACTATCAGTGCCTGTTCCTGTATTTTTCCAGGCTGTTTCACAAACACAACATACATACAGAAATTTCATATTTTTTGAATCATATTTAAGATAAACAACTTCTCTTTGAGCCGGATCTTTTTTTTTATTAGATAGACAATTTTCATTAGGACATTTAATATTTGTTACTCTTGGTAATGTTGGATCAAGTGTGGTATATTTATTTAAGATTTCACGATAATTTTTTTGTCTTCCTGTATTATAATTTTTTTTGAATACACAATTCCCAGTATCACTATTTTTTTTTTGTTTATTATTACAATTTTTGCAGATATAATTCAATTCTTGTTTTTTACCTTCTTCAAAAATATCGATTTGCATATAAAGCATATTATTACATACATCACAGAAATCTATTATAGAATTTTTGTTTGCAATTTCCATTTATATATATTTATACTAATAATAATTTTTTAAATATAAATCAATTTTATTTTAAAATAAATAAATTTATTATTTAATTAACTTCCATTTTTTAACATTATTTTTGTCCTCATATACAATATATTTTTTATTATTGTTTTGAGATATCATTATCTTTCCATTTTCATATTTTTTCGCAAGATAATTAGGTGCCTTTCTATTCTTTTTAAATTTTATATTATTATTTGTTAATGATAATTTTTTATTCTCATTAATTTTATTTTTTTCTATTAGATATTTATATTCATAATCCAATTCACTATCATCTGATGTAAATTTTTTAAAAATCGTTTCCAAATTTTCTAATATTTTTAAATAGTTTGTTTCCATTTCCATCTGATAAATAGGTGAATATATTTTTTTGTCCGAATAATCATCATTTTTATAATCTTGTTCAACTTTACGAATGATCTGTTTAAAATTATTTATATAATATTCTCTCATTTTTGGAATAAATATATCAAAATTTCCAGGACTATTCATCATTTTTATAATAGCAACCTTAACATTTTGGTAAGATATAATTTTATTATATATTTTGCATTTATCCCCAATTTCATTTTCAAAACCAGGTTCATTTTGTATTGGCTTATCATTTAATAATGATTGTAACGAAATTAATACTGACTTCAATGATTGACAACTTGTCCATTGTGGTCCTGCCCATGTATTTAATATTGAAACACAAACTTTACCACATGTATATAAATTAGGATTGAATCTTATTTTCCCATCTCTAGTTTGATATATGACTTTTGGTGGCACATGGGGATATTCTTTTGGAAATGTAATATCAAAAAAATAAAATCCATGAGAATAGGGTGTATCCTGAGGTCCAATAATACAAGCTTTTGCATGAAAAATATTATTTTCGTTCCAATGAACATAAATTCCTAAATCATCAAGCGGATCTTTATTAATAACCATTACATCTCTTAAAATTCTTTTAATATTTAAACTAGTCATAATTAAATATTAATATTAATTTGTTTTTAAGTATTCAAATTTTTAAAAAAAAAAAAATAATTAAGAAATATATATAAATAATATAAAAACATATGTCTCAACTTCTCGCAATTTATAGAATCACAAGAGATAAATTATTTGATTATTATTATAATGGATTCAAAAACGAAACAAATAGAGAAAATACTTATGAAAAAGGATATATTTATAAAATTTATGATTTTTTAACTGAGCCAGATTTGATTTTTGAAAATGATGATAACATCAAAATTTATTTAGGTAATTCTTATAATGCAGCAAATTTTTATACATTAGATGATTTAAATATAGATTCTATCATTAATGTAAGTCTAGAATTACCCAATTATTTTGAAGATGATTTTAATTATTTACAAATACCAATCACTGATACCAATGATGAAATTATTGACCCTTATTTTGAAAAAGCACAAAAATTTATTAAAAATGAGATAAAAAAAGGAAACAAAAATTTTTTCTTCCATTGTTATTATGGTGCTAGTAGATCTGCAATATTTGTAATTTACATTTTGATGAATGTGTTTAATTTAAGCTATTTAGATGCTGAAACATTAGTAAAAAAAAGAGAAGTTGTGAATATCAATTTATCATTTATCGATCGTTTAAAAAATAATCCAAATTAACACATAATTAAGTTTAGTTACAATCTTTTGAATAACCAATTACACCACAAGCAATTCGTTTTCCAGAATTTCCATTTTCAATACTTTCTTTATATATTTTTTCATTTATAATTTTTCCTTTTTTGTTAACTCCTCCCTTTCCGAGATCATCTTTATCCTCATGTATAACAAAGGATCTTCCAATGACACTATATTTACCTTTTAATTTTATTAATTTATCTTTAACATTAAGAGTTGCGATCCCATTTTTAGAATAAATATTTCCTAAATCACCAACATGTCTAATTTTATCTTTGGGTCCTCCATGATTTTTATTAAATGGGTTATAATGTTCACATGCGCTTTTACATCCTTCAGTAAGATCTCCAGATTTATGTATATGAATTCCATGATAACCATCGGGTAAATTAAATATTTTAGCTTTAATTTCTACAGTATCATTATCTATTTCGTTTAAATAAATGACTCCTTTAATAGTTGGATCTGTCGTATTAGTTAATGTACAAATAGCTTTTATAGTTTTATTTTCATTTTTATCTTGATATTTTTCAATATTTTTGAGTAAGAATTGTAATCTATTATTAATATTAAAATTAATATAAAATAAATATAAAATAATTAAAATTAAAAAAATTATAGTCATAATCAAAATATCTGTAATTTTTATTTTGGATTTCATTATATTATATATGTAATATTTGAAATAATTATAATTAAAAATGTAAAAATATAATTATAATTATTTTTTATAGTCTCGAAAATTTAAATTGGAACAAAATAATAAAAGTGATGATTATGAGATTCAAACTTATATTCATAAATTTCAGAGACCTGGAAGATTCCATTTCTTTAACCATTCAGCCAACCCATCATTTTAATTCTCACACAATAAACTAAAATATTTAATATAATTTTAGTATTTCTTTCATTTTTTTTTGACTAAACATACATTCATCCATCCGCGTTTGAATTTCGCTTCCCCTAGTTCCATCAGAAATATGCTTGTGTGTAATTTTATATTCTTTATTCCAATTTTTACCATATGAATCTTCTAGATATACTATAGGATTATTTGGTCCATATAAATAAAGATCATTCAGTCTATACAATTTACGTGGCATTAAATTTGAAATTGGTATTCTTGTTCCTCCTGTTCGTTCCCACCATCTATTGTATTTTATATAGCAAAATCTAGGTTTATTTTTCCTACATTCTATTTTGTATTTCATTTTTAATTCGGCTAAACTAGGATAATTATTAAAATTTAAGTTTTTGTATAGATTTTTTTCAATAATTACTCTTTGACTTTTATTTCCAACTATATCCCATACAAATAAATCAATAAATGCTGGATTAGAATATCCAACCGAATCATCAAAATATATTCGAACAATTTTCCATGATTTTCTCATTGTAAATCCATGTCTACTAAAGTAAGAAGATAAACTTAAAATTTTTTTAAGATCTTTTCTTAAAATAACTATATCTATATCATCATCCCATGGTATAATTTTTTTATCTCTTATTGAACCTAATAATGTACCAAATGACATAATATACCAAATATCAAATTTAACAAATGTCTTATGTAAAAAATCGACCATGTTTAATAATTTATTATGATGGGATTTTTTTGTAAGTAAATCTTCGGTACATTCCTTAATATAAAATTGTTCGTTAATATTTATATTATTTAAATAAATAATTAAAAATATAACTATTGAAATAAATAAGAAAAAAATAAAATATTTATATCTTCTTTTATCGTTAAAATCATACATAAAACCTTTATTATAGATACAGATTTATTTATTCAAAAAATTAAGTTTTAAATAAAATTATTTACAACATCTATAGTATTTATATTCTCCAGCTGTTTTACTAGCTCTTTTTATTTCAATAATTTCACCCGGTCTTATACCTAAACAATTTGCTACAGGATCATGACGGGATATAATTGGAAATTGATATCTACTATTCAAATTAAATATTTCTTTTAATTCATTAAATTTTTCATTAGAAATTTTTACATGTTTCGGCACAAAATCATGATTCAAAATATTTACTTCCAATTGCTTTACCCAAAACAAATTAATATATAAATTAAATTCATTATAAAAATCTTCAGTTATTTTATTTAATGTTTCATTTGGTTTATCTCTTAATATTATTATTAGATCTATATTTTTATATTCTAATTCATCATTATCTTCGATTTCATCTTTAATAAACTCATCAACAAACGATTTTAATCCTGTATTCCTCAATTTAGGTTTTAAATTATATTTCACAAAAACTTTTTTATTATTTTTTGACGATTCTAATACAAAATCCAAACCTCTTTCATACGTATTATAAATATTTGAAATATCTTTTTCATTAAAATTATTAATTTTTGTTGTATCGTATTCTCTCTCTTTCAATAATTCTAAAATTGTTTTTCTTGACAAATATAAACTATGAATAAAACTAGACATATTATATTATATATTAAATTTATTTTTATATAATAATTTTTAACATAAAAAAAAAAATTTATTAATTTAAAGATATTAATTATCTAAATAAAATCACAATATCGATAGGATATAGTTTTGCCAGATAGTGTACTTTTCCTTGTAATTTTAATTACATCATCGGGTCTAGCACCTATACATTTTACGACAATATCATACATTGATATAATTGGAATCTGTCGAAATGAATGTAAATTTAAATTTTTTTTTAATTCTATTTTTTCTTTTACATTTAAGATTGTATGTTTTGGAACATATTCGTGATCTAATATGTTTATTTCCAAATGTTTAATATAAAATAAATTTATAGATAAATTATATTTTTTATAAAAAGACTCTGCAATTTTTTCGTGTATATTAGATACTTTACAAGGTAGAACAATAATTAAATTAATATTTTTTAGTTTATAATGAATTTCCTTTTTATTTATAAATTCCTGTATATAATTTGTTAGATTTGTTTTTCTTGGATGTTTATGAATAAAATAATGAATATATATATAAAATTGATTATTTCTAAAAAATTCCATATCCAATTGATTATTTTTATAAAATGTCATAATTTCTTTTCGATTAAAATTCTTATACCGATCACAATTTATATCTCTTTTACTTAAAATATCACATAAATTAATTCTTGAATTACAAACTTGATCAATGGTAAACATTCTTTAAAATTAATTTAAAAAATTAAAAATCAATTTTTTTGTAATTTCTAAAATATAAAAATCCTGAAAAAAAATTTTTTATTATCTACTAATTAATGAAAACCAATTACGATGAAAATTTTGATGATAAAAATAATTCATCCAATTTTAAAAAAATAAATGAACAGCTTAATTTCATGGATAATCTAATCCAAAATTTATTTAGTAAAGTCAAAAATTTGGAAGTTAAGATTAATAAAATAGATCTAAACTTACAAAACGAAATACAAAATATTAAACAAACACAAAATTCAAAAATTATCATCGAAGGTCCGCCAGGTCCACCTGGTCCACCTGGTCCTACAGGACCACAAGGCGAAATTGGACCTCAAGGCGAAATAGGGCTTACTGGAATGATAGGTCCCCAAGGTCCACCAGGATCTAATGGAATAAATGGTTCGGTAGGTCCACAAGGACCAAAAGGAGATATAGGTCCACAAGGACAAATGGGAACTATAGGTCCTCAAGGTCCCAGAGGAAATGATGGGCATGACTGTAAATGTGTAAAAAACAAAATTAAAATTGAATATTAAATTATATTAAGTAAAATTTATCTTAAAATTATTTTTATAAAATTTAAGTTAAATTTTATGTATTAATTACTTAATTTTTTTAATTTCGGATCGTTTCCCATTTGGCTTGTCCAAATTAAGAATACGCCGATCGATAGAGCTGATCCCCTATCATATTATAATTTTCCAAATGTGGGTTTTTTTTTTGTTTTCTTTTTTTCTGATTTAAGAATATTCATTACTAAATTTTGCTCATTATTTTCTTTATCATTAAATTCGTTTTTACATAAATTTATATTTTCAATTATTTGCTCAGATATATTTTCATTAATTGTTTCATTAACTATTTCATTATTTTCTTGATTTTCTAGCATATCAAAAACTTCTCTGCTCGTTTCATTTAATTTTTCTTCTATATCTTCGTTATCTGATTCTTTTAAAACATCTTTATTATTTAATAATAATTCATCTTCATCATATTCATCTTCATCTTCATCTTCATCTTCATCTTCATCTTCATCTTCATCCTCTTCATTTTCATATTCTTCTCCATTTTCATATTCTTCTTCATTTTCATCTACTTCTTCATGTTTATTTTCTTTATAAAAAGAGGTATTATGATTTTGTTTATTAATTGATTCTTTATTATTGTTTTGATTTATTATGTTAGTTTTATTCTTTATTTGATTATCGTCTATATCATATTTTTCATGAATTATTTTTTGAAAATTTTTAAATGAGTTTTCAAGTGTTTTTTCATTTTGTTGAATATTTTTTTTTTCAATCGTTTTTTGATTTTGTCTTAATTTACTTTGTTCCTCTATTATTTTTTGTTGTAATACTCTTGTTATAATATTATTATAAATACTAGGTTGATATTGTTTAGCAATATTTATTATGAATCTACTTCTTCGATCGCTTGTAAATGCAGTGGTTGGACTTATTTTTTCTTCAAAATATTTGGTTGCTTGTTCAATTGCAATTTTTTCAGATAATGATTTTGCTTCATTCTTTATCCTAATACTTTCCATTTTTTTTTTTTTATAATCCATATTTTGGGGAATTTGATTATTTTTATAATATGATCTGTTCATTATATTTTAAATTTAGATCTAAATTTATTTAAATATACGCAAAATTTTAAATTTTTTTTAATTTCCTGATTTATTTTTCTTTAATGTTTTTTTTTTTTTTACTTTTCGTTTTCCTCCAAATCTATTTTGTCTAATTTTAAATTCTCTTATTTTTTTCGGACATTCTGACATACCACTTCTTAAATATGCAACTATTGATAATCTATCAAAATTGTTACCATATAATGGAGTATTACAATGCCAATTATGTACATCCATTGATAGATAATCACCAGTTCTTACATCAACTGCTACTTTAAATTGTGGAAAACCTGTATAACCTCCTTCATAATTGCCTCTTTCTATTACACATAAATTACCAAAACCATCTTTATAATCTCCATCATCTTTATGTAATGCAGTTTGCCAATTATTATTTATGGTCGCTGTACTGAAGGATGTTCCTTTTACATGAAATTTTGATTTTTTTGCTTCTTTTATCTGATTTGTATATTCTATTGGGTTAAGATTTTTGAAGCATTTATCCATATATTTTATATAGGGTAATCCTTTTTTCCATTTTTTTATTTCTTTTTCGGTAAATACTGTTTTTCTGCATGGAATACCTTTACCTTTTTTATTTCTATCAGGTTTATCATAATATCCAATTATATTACTTGGAGAATAATTACTAATTAGTTGTTTATGTTTTTTTTTCGTAAATTTACCTATAAATTTAGTTCTAAAACCTCCTTTATTCGTATCAACCAAAGAACCTACATAATTAGGTAATTTACTAAAATCTAATTTACCAGCTGCAGCTCCTCGATTATTATGTTTTTTTTTGGATGCTTTATTAAATGCATTAAATGCATCAATTGATAGTTTTTTTGGAACTATTTTTTTTCTAAATTTCAATAAAATTTTTTTTTTTCCATCATCATCAATATAATAAACATCCGCATCTGATTTTATAATTAAATTAAAATCTTTTTTAGTAAAATACTCTCCTTCCTTTTTTTCCATGATCTTATCAGAAATATATTTCTTTACTAAAATTTTTTTCACCATTATTAAATTAATCTCATATTTTTTTTTTGATATTGTTTCAAAAAAAGAATTATAAATCATCTAAATCAATAGTTTGAACTCCATCTATTATACCACTATCTAATAGATTTGAAACTTTTTCAGAATCTAGATCATCTTCTTCTTTTTCTTCGATTCCATCTTCATCTTCATCATCAATTATGTCATCATTATCTTCACTATCACTTTGTGATAATAATTCTAAAGATGATTCGTCATCATCTATAACATCATCTGATTCTTTAATTTTTGTGATTTCCTCAATTTTGTCAGATAATTTTTCTGAAATATCATCATTAGTAACGGTTTTAATAACTTTCTCTATAGATTTATCTTGTTTTTTATTTTTTTTTGGTTGAATTTTTTTTATAGATTCTTCTGTTGGCAAATGTTTAGTAGTGTCATCATTTAAATTTGAAACTGTATATTTATCAAATTTAGTAATTAATCTTGGTGTTACTGACATTGCTTCTAATTCTTGCATTAATAACTTGAATGTATATGGAACACGAATAAGAGAATAATCTTCTGATGGGTATATATTTTTACTTTTATTTACGGGAACAATACTTCCTGTTTTATGTGAAATATAAATGCTATATTCATCTGATCTCTTCATAAAGGATTCATTTAAAAATGCTGAAATACCATGAGCAAGTATTGCATCACGTTCCATTTCACCTAATCGTAAACCTCCATCATTTGCTCTACCAATTGCTGGTTGTCGAGTTAAATACATATTCGGTCCCTTTGCTCTGGAATTAAATTTATCTTTAACAAGATGTTTAAGTCGCATATAATAAGTGGGTCCTATAAAAATAGAACATTCCAATTGTTTTCCATTTCTTCCATTATAGAGTATTTCGTTTCCATTTCGTTCAAATCCACAATTTTCTTGTAAATAATCACCAATAATTTCAATTGGATGTTCTGCATTTGTAAATGGTGATGCATCTGCAATAAATGCTTTACATGCCGCTAATTTACCAAATACTGCTTCAATTAATTGTCCTATAGTCATACGTGATGGTATAGCATGTGGATTTACTATAATATCTGGAACAATACCATCTTTTGTAAATGGCATATCTTCTTGATTGACTACCATTCCAATAGTTCCTTTTTGTCCTGCTCTGGATGAAAATTTATCACCTACTTCTGGTATTCTTTCCTCACGAATACATACTTTACATAGTTTTTTGTCATTTTCATTTATATCAACGAAAACTCTTTCAATAAATCCTTTTGTATTTTTTTTTGGTTTAATACTGCTATCTATATAATATGTACCATCTTCACCTTGAACTTTATTTACTTTACCAATAATGATATCTTTATCAGTTATTCGTTGATCTTTTTTTATGAAACCATATTTATTCAATTTAGTATAATCTTTACCTAATTTAATATTTTTAGCATTAACAATTATTGGATCTATAAATTCTGTATCTGTACCATTAATTTTAGCATCTTCTTCTCTTTCGGTATAAGTTCTTAAATATGTAGAACGAAATAAGCCTCGTTGTAATGAACTTTTATTCATAATGACTGCATCTTCTTGATTATAACCAGAATAACATGCAATTGCAACAATAGCATTTTCCCCATATGGTAATTTTTCTTCAGTAATATAATTCATCATTCGTGTAGTAATTAATGGTCGTTGAGGATATGACAATACATATGCTGCTTGATCAAGTCTATTTTTATAATTAGATGTATACAATCCGATTGATTGTTTTGACTGACCTGCAGAGAATAGATTTCTTGGTGCTTGATTATGTTCTGCAAAGGGAATGATTAATCCCATCACACCTAAAATCATTGATGGATGGATTTCTGAATGAGTATATTTATTTTCATTATCTTCTTTTAATTGAGATAATCTAGTACTAATCAATGAAGTTTCGGATTCTTCGACATCAATATATTCAAGAATGCCTTGATTTTCTTGTAAATAATCATAAATATTTTCTAAATTTTTGGGTAAATCTAGAATTTCTTTGTTTGGACAAATATAATCTTTTGAATATTGATCTAATTTTCTTTTTTTTTTTAAATTTCCATAAACCATATTTTCCCAATTAATTGTTTTTGTATTTAAACGATGAATAATTTCTTTATTTAATGGATTTTGATTATTGTTTATTGAAAATACAGGTCTTATACATCTTCCGGCATCTGTATTTACTTCTATAATCATATTATTAATGTTCCAAATAATTGATGAATAAGGATAAATACAAGCATTTCTTTTTAGAATTCTTAAATTCTTAATTAATGTTGGTGCATTCTTATGGATTCCAATAATATTACCGTTGACAAAAACTGTAGTATTACCTATCATATCTTCTGGGATAATTTCACTAATTGGGATAATATTATTATCTCTTAATGCTTGTAAAATAGGATTAGCATTTGATCCAAAAGAAACCTTTGCCATGATACTAAAATGTTTGATGCAACCAATATTACCTCCATCGGGAGTTTCAACTGGACACATGATTCCCCAAGTAGAATTATGTAATCTTCTAGGACCAACTAATTTAGTATTTCTTATATTGGGTAAATTAACTCTTCTAAGATGAGATATTGTTCCTAAATATGATAATCTATTGAGATCTTGAACGATACCTTGTTTGGATGGATCATCTTTAACTCCCCAATTTCCTTTCATGGAACGTATAAGCCCATTTTCAATAATATTTGGATTAAATATTTTGAATTTATTTTCAATGGATATTAAATTTGTGATTTTTTCTCCTTCATCATAAATGCTATTATTATAATTATACAATTTATCAATTTCCAAATTACATTTGGACAAAAAAATTTCATAATATTCTCTAAATAAACTTGCTAAAAGAAATCCTGATAGATCTATTCTCTTAAATGCAAAACTATCTCTATCAGTAGGGTCTATAAGATTTTCGCTTAATTTTAATAAATTATTAACCATAAAACCTAAATAATATATCTTTCCTATTTGATTATTAATATGTGGAAGAAAATCAATATCTAAAATTAATTGTAAATGTTCTAATGTTCTAAATCTTGTTAAGGATTTTAAATAATTTCTAGCATCAATTTGTGAATAAATAGGACCTGTATTTGCAATAGTTGGGCGTAATTTTTCGATAAGCATTTGATTTTTTTGATTATAAATATCTGGAAAAATATATTTAATGATTTCCTTATCACTTTCTATCCCAAGAGCACGAAATAAAATAAAAAGAGGTATTGGTTTTCTAATATTTGGGATTGTCACTAAAATAGTTGAATTTTTATGAAAAAGTTTTACTGCATTGGATTTGGCAGGTTTAAAACTATTATCTGCAACTGATTTTATTTCAACTACATCACTATAAATAGAATCATCTATATTTTTTTTCATTAAATGCAATTTATTTTCAGCAACACGTTCCTGACTTAAAATAGTTTTTTCTTTTCCATTAATTATAAAGTATCCTCCTTGTTCATACGGTGATTCTCCCATTTCTATTAACATCTTTTTTGATTGATTATTTAAAATACAATATTTTGAATGTAACATAATTGGTATTTTACCAATATTAATATTATTTAATTCTTTTATTATAGTTTTTGATCCTTGTCCGGTTCTTATAATAAATTCAATGTAAATATCCAAATTGATGGGAGATGAATAATTTAGGTTTCGTAATCTTGCTTCATTAGGAAACATTTGTTTTAAATTTCTTTCATTTTTAGAATCATAGATAGTAGGTCTTCCTATATATATTTTATTGCCTTCTTTTCCACCAAAATAGATATTAATTTCATATTTATATTCATTTTCTTCTCCAGTTTTTATTTTTTTTTTATAAATTCTTAATGGATTTTTCTCTCTAATTGTTTGTGGTAATTTAGAGCTAATAAAATCATTGAATGAATCGATTTGATGAGATGTTAAAAAATATTTATTATCTTCAAAATATGAGTTTATTACTTTCCAAGTGTCTATTTCCAATTGTTGTTCTTCCATATTATTATATTATCTATATTATAGAATTATTTTTAAATTTATTCTATAAAATAGATTAATTATTTTATTAATTTATTATATTATTTTTTTATTTTTTTTTGAAATTAATCTTCCTCCACTCCCATTAAAATTTTGGGTAGGAACTCCTCGAGTAAAATTATATCCAGTTGGAAATTCTGTATTTAACCCTTTTAAACAATCTTTTTTATTGTTGGAAAATTGGTTTTTATCCATTGTCGGAAAATCTCGTTGTGTCAAAATTGGAGAATATATTTCATTTTTCCCAATTTGCATTGATGCTTTTGGTATATTTGACCCCCCATTTTTCGATTTTTTTTTATTTTTCATTTTTTTTTTTTTATTTTTTCCAGCACCATTGAATTGTGATGTTGGAACTCCCCTAATATCATTATATGCACCCTTTGTATTGTATATTGCATATGGTTCTGGAGCATATGTTTCATTCATTCCCATTGGCATTGATGCAGCTGGAAAATACATTCCACCTCTTTTTAATTTTCTTCTTCCACCTCCTGATCCATTAAAACTATTAGTTGGTACTCCTCTAGAATCATTATAACCTTTAGGAACTCCATGACTTATCCATGGATTATTATCGCAATTATTCATAATAAGTGGTCCTGCTTCAGTAAATTGTGCTGCACCATTGGATAAAACACTGTTTGGTATATATGTAGATGTTTTATTAAAAGCTCTAAATAATTTTTCATTTGGATTTTGTTCTCCAGCCCAATGCCATCCTTTATCTGGGTAATTATAAGGACCTCTCGATGCTAGAGTTGCGGCAAAATCGGAACCCCACCCTCCGGTTGGTCCACCACCAAGTTTTTTTTTTTTGGATTTTCTTTTTTTAGTATGTGATTTCTTAGATAATTTTTTCTTTTTTTTTAATAACTTACCTCCTTGTGTTCCTGCCCCTATATATGAACTTGAACCCACTATTGGTTCACTCTCACTATTAGTATCTATATTATTAATAGTATTTTGATCTAAATCTTGAGGCATATTATCATGCATATCATAGTAATAACCACCAATTTGCTGTATATTGTTATAAATTTTACTATCATAGATAGTTCCATTAATTTCCTCTGGTGTAATTAAATTTAATTCTGCTTCTTCATTGGTTAATAAATCATTATCAAAGATTTCATCTGGAGACATTTTTAATCCACTTTCATTGTTTCCACCCTTTAAAATTTTTTTTTTTTTTTTTTTTTCACCCCCGCCAGATGCTTTACCATTTTTTTTTTTTTTTTTTTTATTCTTTTTTTTTATTTCCTCCCTTTTAATTTTTTTTTTTTTTTTTTTTTCCACCACCAGCAAGTGGTTTACCATTATCTTGTGTATCTTGATTATCAGTTATTGATGTATCCATTGCTGTTTCATTATTTTGGTTTGTAACAGGAATTTGTGCGTCAGCCGAAGGCATTTCCATTTCAGATGGCATTTCCATTTCGGATGGCATTTCCATTTCGGATGGCATTTCCATTTCGGATGGCATTTCCATTTCCGATGGCATCTCATTTCAGATGGCATTTCCATTTCAGATGGTGGTAGATCAGGTGTTTCCATTTGTGGAACATTAGGAACACTTTCTGTATTATTTTGCGATGATTGTATTTCATTATTTGCACTGGAGTCTGTATTATTTTGTGCGGATTGTGTATCAGTATTCGTATCTGCTCCACCTATCATTTTATATTTCCTATTTTTTCTTTTATTTTTTCCGCCTACTTGTTCTTCAGATAAAATTTCGGGAGTTATTGGCAGGGTACTATTCATACCACTATAAGATGGAATAACTGAAGCTTCAACTTCTGGATTTTGAAAATTTTTTAATACATTTTTAATTTCATCTTTAAGATCTCCACCTTTCAAAAAAAAAAAAGGAGAACGTTTTCCTCCATTGATTAAATATTTTTTTTTTCTATTTTTTTTTTTTCCTGATTTACCGCCACCAGCACGAGGAGCAGGTAAATAAAGACTACTAGAAGTTTCTCCATTATCCCCAATACCAAAAGTAGAACCAGATGATTGTCCAATTCCGTATTTGGAAAAATTATTTATTTTTTGAATTGGGTCACTTGTTTGTGTTGTGATAGCTGGTTGACAATTTCCTTTTGCACATGCCAATTGCAATCCGGTAGGTGAAGTTGGATTACTTCTAAAATCAGTGAATACTGTCTCTACACCATCCCAAACATTTTTTGTTTTTTGTGCAATAGTAGGTGGTATATATGCCCCAGTTATGATGCTATCACCAGCTGTAGACATAGGACCTCTTAATCCACCTCTTTTAATTTTCTTGAAATTTTGTTTTGGTTTTTTTTTGGTTGATTTATTTTTTTTTTCACCCATTATATTAAAATTGAAGGAAGGAGTATTAGTTTGTACAGATTTACCATTTATTTTTGATGTATATGGGGTGCATAAGATTTTTTTTGTTGAAGGGACCATATAATAACCTGGACCACTGTATTGGAGTGCATTGATTGGTTTTCCTCCTTTTTTTGTTTTTTTCTTTCTAATTTTACCTCCAGTTGTTTTAAAGAATGATCCGAAATTCTTATAATTTAAATTTTTTGGAACAATTGGTGAAGGTAAATTTTGATTTGTTTTACATGTTACCTTAGTACCTGTGAAGGCATTTACTCTATTTGAAGCAATTGATCCACCTTTTTTTTTTGATTTTTTTGCCATTTGCCTATATATATATTATTATAGAATATTATTTCATTTAATTTATAATTTTTTTTTAAAATTTTATTTATATTGGATATAAATATTCTTGTAATGTATTAATTAAAAATATAATGAAAATATTTGGAAAAGTATTATTATTAATATTTATGAATTTCTTAAACTTCATTAAAATATTTTTTTTTAATCGATTTTTGTTATGATCATTTTGTATATTAGATGTAATATCTTGAAAATTAAAATCATTTATTTTCTTTAAATAAATATCATTTTTATGGATTTGGTTTAAATTATTTTTTGTTTTATTCCATTTTATTAATAAATATCTATAAAAATTTTTGCACTGTTGTATTTCTAAATAATCAAAAATTAAAATGTAATTAATATAATTTATATTATATTCGTCTAATATTGAAAAAACTTCAAACATTATTTGTAAATCTTCTGCAATATCAAATTCTTCAAACAAATTTTCTTTTTTAATATTTTCATTTTTGGATTTTTTATCTAATTGATATAATTTTTTTTTTAATTCCTTATTTATATCTAATCCTCTTTTTTCTAAATTATTAAGAAACTCTTCTGAAGATATTTTTAATAATTTATTCTCTTTTATATCTTTACAATCTTCGTTTAATTTATTCATTATGAGTCTAAATAATAAATTAATAATCCAAATTATACGAGATTGTTTATTGCGACCATTCTGAATTATTAAAAGGTAATACTCTGTGATCTTCTATTTCTGTAGTATATTTTTTAACCTTATCATTAAATTCAGCATGCTCTCTACTTACGTATGTATATGGACATCCTAATGAACCTTGATCACTATCCTTTGGTTTTGGTTTAGGTCCATAACAATTAACACCAAATTTTAGATCTGGATTTTCAAAATATCCACCATTGATACCTGGTCTTCCACAATTATTTCTATTTTTTTTTGGTCCTTTTTGCAATTTTTTCCATGCCTCTTCTTGAGTAGGATAAAGCGCTAATTGACCATCTGTCCATCCATAATTACACCAATTCGCACCCTTATCATATGCTCTCTTTAAGTCATCATATGTTGCTAATTTACTCCCATATGCTGCACAAACTGCTGGTGCATCTTCATATGTAAATATATTATTACTTATATTAAAAACTTCACAATCTTTAGCTTCAGGCTCAGGTTTTTCTTCAAGCTTCTCCCTCTCCTCACAACATAATTCATCATCAACTTTTAACGGGGGAGATGTTGTTTTTTTTTCAATTGGTGGACAATATTCATCATCGACCATAGATTTATCGCATATATCTTCCTCTATTGATTTTTTTTTAAATATATTTTCTGCATTTCCACAAATACAATATTCTATTGGTCTTTTACAAATTAAACAATATTTATTTTGATTTTCATTTTTATCATCATTATTTAAATATCTTTCTGTAAATTTATATATTAGGAATATAATTAACATTAATATTATACCAACTCCAAGTGCTAGTAATAATGATTTACCATCCACTTTCATTTTACTATTACTATTATTAGTATTATAATAATTACCTATATCTGATTCAGACATAACAATATCTATATATATATTATAAATACAAAATTATTTTAAAGAATATTAATTATTTCTTTTTATTATTCTTTTTTAATTTTTTCATAAAATAAACAATATGCATTTTTCGTAACTAATTGATTTTCCATTATCCGATTTACCTGTTCATCATTAAAATTATGCCAATGCCCATTTTTATTCTTGCAATATGCCCAATAATGACCAAAACCAGATCCCCCACTGTGACAACAAATAGCATATAAATTATATTTAGAATTATATTTATCATATCCTACACAAAATTTTTCTAAATTTAAATTATTTATCGGATAATCTATATGCCTCGTTATTTTTTCACCATTATATTTATTTCTTTTAAAAGACATTATTAATATATTTGGCGTTGACCAAAACATTATTTGCTTAATTGCATCTATTTTCCTACCCTCCTTTTCACTCTCCCACTTATTTTCACCTGTAAGCAATTCCGTAGTAGTGAATTTTTTTAAACAATCATATATTGTAATATTATCTTTATCAGGTATCGGTAACGTTAAATAACAAAATGGATCATATGATAATGAATAATCACTACTATCTTTCAATGACATTCTCTTCGAAACATATTGACCATAAAATAATTCTACAAATATCGAATAACTATTTTTAAAATAATCCTTCCATCTTTTCATTGCCTCCAATGCCATTTTATCTAAATCAGTTTTCGGCTTTCCACTAATCTTTATATCCACTTCCTTCGCTAAACTCTCATGCATAGTATCTATACAAAATTCTATAAATTCTTGCGTATCATTTTGTCCAAATCCCGTAAATTGACTTCTACCTAATCTTAAAGCTAAACCATGTATTGTTTTTATAAAACTATATGGTGCTACAGTACAATTACTTCCCCAAATCCCACTTAATAATCTCTCCCATTCCTTAACTAAATGCGATTCTATTTTATCATTATTAATATCATCTTTATAGTCACCAGATAAAAAATAATATGTTAATGGTAATGTATTTCCCAATGAATGTATAGCAGAATTTATAAAACATGTATTTCCAAGATTTTGTAATCCTGATAATCCACCCCCACAAAATCTCTGCATAATTTTATGTTTATCATCATTATTCATTATTAGTTAAATTATAAACTTATCTCTTTAAATAAAATTCCATTTAAAAAAAAAATTCTACAATTATTATTTAATATCTTCCAAAAAGATTGGAAAATAATAATATTAAAATTATTGATTCCCAAATTGTTAATTTTTTGATTTCACCGCCATGTTTATAATAATCAAAATGTTTCCAAATTTTTTCTATTAAATAATTATAACTATACATTACAATAAATCCTTTAATAATTAAAACTAATGAAGTTATTAAAATTATTTCAAATATTGACTCATTTTCTATTGAATGAGATATAATTCCTCCTCCAGAAAATATTTTAATTAATTTTTTACTACTATTTAGTAACCAACTATTTTTACTTAAAAAATTATCATTTTTAATCTCTGATCCGTTTATTTTTCCCCCATGTTGGATTGTTTGATCGTTTTTAAATAAATCATTTACATTAATTGTATTAAGAGCTGACATATTTTACATTTCTTAATAAATTTTTATTTTTTTTTTTAACATAGCAACCAAAAATTTTCTAAAAATATTATAAAATGAATAAATTTTTCAATTATCTTGTTGCTGTAATTATTTTTTTTATTATTTATCTTCTGTACGATAATCATATTTCCAAAAACGAAAATTTTGATAATTTTAATCTATCCAAATCATATCCACAAAAAATAAATTATCCTCTTATCAATCATGTTAAAGTCTTGTTTCTTAGCAAAAATGATGCATCCTTAGTTCTTAAAAAATATCATCTTCACTATTTCAATTTAATGGAAATAAATGAAGCTAAAATTAGAAATATTGATCAACCGTCTCCTAACCGAACTATTAGGACTAAACAAATCTATCATTATTATAATAATAATATTCTAAATTTTACAAATAAAGAAAAAAATCTACTTTCTCTTACAATTTCGTTTATTCAAAATAACCTCTATTCCAAAAAATATAATCAACTATCTTCTGTCCCATGGAATTTTATAAAAGTATCAGATAATATTGAGGAAAGTATGCCTCATACCATATACAAATATATTGTTCTTCCACAACGTTTTTTGAATGATTTATTAAATTTATCCTTTTCATATAATTCAATTTCGTCATTTATACAAATCATTGGTACTTTAATACACGAACAAATGCATGTCTTTCAAAAAATAAATCCTAAAATATTTTATGATCTTTATCAAAATTATTGGAATTATTTCCCATGTAAAATTAAATTACCTTCCTATTTTATAAAAAATCAAAGAATAAATCCTGATGGACTTGATCAATGGTGTTATAAAATATCTGATAAATTATTTTTACATCCATTTGTTCAATTTTATGATGGATTTTCCAATTTAAATGATGTAGAAACATTAGCAATAATCATTGAAAATCAGAGGGTCCATTATGATAAAATAGATAATATTGATAATCATATTATTTATAATGAATTTTTTACTAATTTAAGACAAAATTATCATCCACATGAACTTTCAGCCAATATTTTAAGTGATATTATTATAGAAAAAATAAATTTAAATGATGATGAGAATTGTCCTGCTATAAAAGCTTTAGTCCCATGGTTCAAAATCTATATTGAAAATACTTAAAAAAATTGATTCTATATTATTTTATTTTAATAAAAAAATTTAAAAACAATGACAGATATCGAGGATATTGTTAAATCTCCTAAAGACTTACAAAAACCCCAAGCATATGTTGATGATGATCTTTTCAAAATTATGAAACCATTCGTATCAGAATTAATTTTTGAATCCTATTCATCAGAATTAGATTATAAAAAGCAAATTACTAAATTAAGAAGAAAATATCATATTAATCCAAGAAAAAGTCAAATTAATCATGTATATCAATTATTGTTGCGTGAAAACGAAATTAAACGTAATATAGAATTTGAAAAATATGTAAAAGCAAAAGAAATGAGAGGACAATCTGGAGTTATTGTTATTTCCGTTATTACAGATCCATATCCCGAATATATAGATGAAAAAGGTAAATTAAAAAAACAAAGGTTTAGTTGTAAACACGACTGTAGCTATTGCCCTAGAGAAGTTGACGAAAATAATAAAGATATTAATCCAAGAAGTTATCTTAGCGATGAACCAACAGTTGCTCGGGGATTACAACATAATTTCAAACCCATTGCTCAATTTAATGATCGAGCAAAACAATATGTGAACAATGGACATGTCGTAGATAAAATAGAAATTATTGTTCTTGGTGGAACATGGACCGAATATCCAAGGGAATATCAAGAAGACTTTATTAATAAAATTTTTTGGGCTGCAAATAATTACTACAAAAAAGAAAAATTACCCATATCCACATTAAAAAATGAACAAACTATAAATTCAAATCTTACCAAAGCAAGAATAATTGGTCTAACTCTTGAAATGAGACCAGATTCTATAACAAATGATGAGATCAAATGGTTACGTTATCTCGGATGTACACGGATACAATTGGGCGTTCAACATACTGATGATAAAATCCTTAAAAAAATGAACAGAGGATGTTATACGAAAGATACCATTAGAGCTTTAAAATTATTAAAAGACGCTTGTTATAAAGTAGATGCTCATTGGATGCCTGATCTTCCTGGTAGCACTCCAGAAATTGACAAAAAAATGTTTGACGAAGTCTTAAATAATGAAAACTTACAATTTGATCAATGGAAAATTTATCCTACAGCTGTCGTTCCATGGACAAAGATTAAAAAAATGTATGATAAAGGTGAATATATTCCATATACAGAAGAAAATCCAGAAAAATTAATTGATGTTTTAATTTATACAAAAAAAAAAGTACATCCTTGGATCAGACTAAATAGAGTAGTTCGAGATATTCCGAATAAAACAAGAAATGGTTATTTATATATTTATGCAGGAAATAAAAAAACTAATCTAAGACAAATCTTGAAGAATAGACTTGACAATGAAAAATCATATTGTTCATGCATTCGATGTCGCGAAGTTAAAAATAAAACGATTCTCATTTCAAAAGCTAGAATCATAGAACGTAAATATTTAGCTTCTGATGGTATAGAATATTTTATTAGTATAGAATCAGGAAATACAAAATCTTCATTTTATCATAATGGTTCATGGTATAATAATAAAATGGAAAAAGAAAAAGGTATTATTTATGGTTTTTGTAGACTCCGAATTTCACAAAACAGCGGTAATATACATTTCCCAGAGCTCCAAAATTGTGGACTAGGAAGAGAACTTCATGTATATGGTCAAGTTCTCTCAAAAAATGAACTTACAAATCAAGTAGTTCAGCATAAGGGATTTGGAAAAAGACTTGTATCTCATGCTGAATTAATAAGTAAAAGACATGGTTTATCAAAGATCGCATTTATTTCTGGAATTGGCGTACAAAATTTTTATAAAAAATTAGATTATAAATTAGAAAATACCTATATGATTAAAGATTTCAATAATTATTATTTAAAATTCGATTTTATTCAAATGTATAATCAACCATATCATAATTTATATTATATGATAATTTTCATTCTAAATATTATATTATTGTATACATTTTTATTTTAACCGCTTCTATCTTATTAAATAAAGATAATCAATAAGAATAAAGATATATAATATTATAACCATACCTAAAGTTTAGATCCTTACTTTTTTTTAATTACCAATAGTATTTGAAATCTATACAATCATCTGGTTTTCATAAAGAAATAT